TGCAGGTGCAGCTGCGCGGCGCCGACCCTGCAGCGTTCCCGGACCGGCAAAACTTCGCCAACCTCAAGGACGGCGGCCTGCTGGTGCTCGAGTGCCCGGACCTCGACCGCGTGCTGTCGCTGGCCAACCGCGACGACATGTTGCGCGGCCTGTTCGGCGAGTACCGCTACCAGTCGGACCTGATGACACACCGCTGGTGCTACAGCGCAACAGAGCTAGCGGACGTGTGCCGCGAGGCAGGTTTCCGTGACGTGCAGGTGCTGCCTGCCGTCTTCCACAAACGCAGCCGCGACATGCGGATAGAGGCCCATGCAGATCATCAACCAACCTAGCGCCACCAACGGCGACGAGCAACTCTTCGTGCAGTTCTACACCGGCACCGTGCAGAACAAGCACCGGTCCGAGCAGGAGGGCCGCCCGATTTTCGACGAGGTCGACATGGTGCGCATCCAGGCGCCGGGCGACATGCTGACCGTGGTCGACCGCGAGTGCTGGGATGGCGACAAGCGCCGGTTCCCGCGGCAATGGCAAGCCTACGAGGCCAGCAAGATGGGCCGCGAGATGCAGGTCGGCACTCCCATCGACCAGTGGCCCGCCATGTCCCGCAGCCAGGCCGAGGAGCTCAAGGCGCTCAAGTTCATGACGGTGGAGAGCATCGCGCACGCGTCGGACCAACAGCTGCAGCGCATCGGCATGGGAGGGTACGGGCTGCGCACCAAGGCGCAGGCGTATCTGCAGGCCGCGCAGGACACCGCGCTGGTGCAGAGCCAAGCCGCCGAGCTGCAGCGTCGGGACGCCGAGATTCAGGAGTTGCGGGCACAGATGCAGCGGCTCGCGACTGCGGTCGAGGAAAAGCGCGGTCGTGGCCGGCCGCGCAACACGGATGAGGTGGCTGCGTAATGGCGACCCTGCTGCAACTGGTGCAAGACGCCGCGACGGAACTGTCTCTCAATTCCCCCGGCGTCGTCGTCTCGTCTCAGGATCAGGACGTGCGCCAGTTGCTCGCGCTGGCCAACGCGGCCGGCCTGGATCTCGTCAAGGCTTGGAATTGGCAATGGCTGCTGAACGAATACACGTTCGTCACCACCACCGCCACGCAGTACGCACTGCCTGCCGACTACGACCGTCTGGTCAACGACGCGCAGTGGGATCGCACGTCGCGCTGGCCGGGCATCGGCCCGACCAGTTCGCAGACCTGGGCATGGCTCAAGGGGCAACTAATCGCATCCGTGCCGCGGTATCGCTTCCGCATCCTCGGCAATCAGTTCACGGTCTACCCGGCGCCCAGTTCCGGCCGCACTTACGCGTTTGAGTACGTCAGCAAGAACTGGATCGTCGGCGCCGACGGCGTGACCTACAAGTCCCGCTTCAGTGCCGACGACGACGTGCACCGGTACGACGACCGGCTCATGGTGTGCCTGCTGAAGGCCAAATACCTCGCGGCCAAGGGACTGGACTCCACCATCGTGCAGACCGAGTTCATCGAGCGGTTGGAGCTGTGCAAGGCACACGACCAGGCCGCGCCCAAGCTCTCGCTCGGGCCGCAGATCATCGACCCGCTGCTGGGCATGCAGAACATCGTCGACGGCAACTGGACCTTGTCGCCGTAATGCTCGCGCTGCCGAAGAAGTTGCGTCCCGCTGTCAGCGTCGGCAAGACCGTGCCTGCGCCGATCAAGGGCTGGAACGCTCGAGATCCGCTTGCGGCCATGGAGGCTGACGAGGCCGTACTGTTGCGCAACTGGTGGCCGACGCCCACCAGCGTCGACGTGCGCAGAGGCGCGGTCAACCACGTCACGGGCATGACCGGCACGCCCAAGACACTGATGTCGTACTCGACGCCGGCGGGCACCAAGAAACTGTTCGCGGCGACCAACAACGCCATCTATGACGTCAGCAGCGTTGGCACCGTCGGCACGGCAGAGACGACGTCGACGATCACCTCGGACGAGTGGCAGCACGTCAACGTCACCACCTCCGGCGGGTCGTATCTGTACGCCGTCAACGGCGCGGACAAGCCGCTGCTCTACGACGGCAGCACCTGGATTCGCGTCGACGGCAGCAGCAGCCCCAACATCACGGGCGTGACGACCACCAACCTGATCCACGTCACGCTGTGGAAGAACCGCGTCTGGTTCGTTGAGAAAAACACGCTGAAGGCGTGGTACCTGCCGACGGGGGCGGTCGGTGGCGCAGCCGCGGCCATCGACCTGTCGACGCAGTGCCGGCGCGGCGGGTCGCTCATGGCCATCGGCAGCTGGACCATCGACGCAGGCGACGGCGTCGACGACTATCTGGTGTTCGTCACCACCGAGGGCGAGCTGCTGGTCTACCAGGGCACGGACCCAGCGAGCGCCGCCACGTTCGCCATCCGCGGGCGCTGGGATGTCGGCCGACCCATTGGGCGCAGGTGCTTCGCCAAACTGGCGGGCGACCTGCTGCTCATTTCCCGCGACGGCGTGCTGCCGCTGTCCCGGGCGCTGCAGTCGTCTCGCGTCAATCCTCGCGTGGCGCTGACGGATCGCATCCAGCTGGCGATGACGCAGGCTGCGACCCTCTACGGCGCCAACTTCGGCTGGCAGCTGCAGCTGTATCCAGACGCCAACATGCTCCTGCTCAACGTGCCCATCAGCACGACGCAAAGCGAGCAGTACGTGATGAACACCATCACGGGGGCATGGTGCGAGTTCGACGGCTGGCACGCGGCCTGTTGGGAGTACCACAACGGTGAGGTCTACTTCGCCACCAACACCAAGGTCGTCAAGGCGTGGTCGGGCCTGAGCGACATGAGCACCAACATCTCGGCCGACTGCCAGTCTGCGTTCAACTACTTCGACTCGCGGCGGCAGAAGCGCTTCACCCTGGCGCGGCCCATCGTGGCCAGCACCGGCACACCGCCGCTGAGCATCGGCATCAACGTCGACTTCCAAGACTCGGCGCCGCTGGGCGTCGTGACGGCCAACGCAAGCACCGCGTCTGTCTGGGACACGGGCACGTGGGATTCAGCCGTCTGGGGCGGCGGGCAGCAGATCTATCGGTCGTGGCAGGGACTGCGCGGAGTCGGATTCACGGCGAGCACGCGCCTGAAGTACGAGGGCACCGGCTACGAGGTGTCATGGATCTCGACCGACTACGTTTTTGAGCAGGGCGGCATTCTGTGAGGTTGACATGGCAAATCTGTTGAAAAGCATTGGCGGCGGCCTTTCCAAAATCGGCGGCGCCGTCGGCGGCGGCCTGCTCGGATTCGGTCTCGGCGGCGGCGTGGGGTCGGTGCTCGGCGGCGCCATGGGGGCGTCTGGCGCCGGCAACCCGTTTGCCGGACCTGACACGCCTCCCACGCCAGACTATTCCAGCCAAGCCGCGCAACAAGGCCGCGAGAACCGTGCGACTGCACTGTTCAACGCCAAACTGGCCAACCCGTTCTTCAGCAACCCTTACGGCACGCAGCGCATCGACTGGACCGGCCAGCAGACCGGCGACCCGTCGATCCCGTTCGTCAGCACCGACCTGACGCCACTCGGGCAGCAGGCATTCGACTCGCAGCAGCGGCTGTCTGCCGCCATGGGCACCGCAGCCGAGGATTCACTCGGCCGGGTCAATCAGGCCTTTGCCAACCCGTTCGAGTTCGACAGCAACCAAGCGCTCCAGGCCGGCGCCGAGGACGCCATCATGTCTCGGCTCACGCCGATCATGGACCGGCAGGAAGCGCAGCTGCGCACCCGGCTTGCCAACCAGGGATTGGTGGCCGGTGGCGAGGCGTATGGCAACGAGATGATGGACTTCAACAACGCCCGCAACGACGCGCAGATGCAGGCCGTGTTGCAGGGCATCCGGCTGCAGCCGCAGTTGCTCGCGACCGCGCTCACCATGCGCAACCAACCGCTGAACGAGTTCAATGCGCTGCGGACCGGAGCGCAGGTGCAGGCCCCGCAGTTCCAGGGCTTCACGGGTGCGAGCGCTGCGCCGGCGCCGATCTATCAGGCGGGCAGCGATGCGGCCAACTTCGCCACGGACCTCTACAACGCGGACATGGGCACGCGCAACGCCATGCTGTCCGGCCTGTTCGGGCTGGGGTCGGCGGGGTTGCAGGGCTTCATGATGCGATAGGGGGAGGACGATGGCTGACTTCATGGGTTCACCCGCGACCACGCTCCTGCCGCAAGACCCGGAAGCGTTGCGCCTGCAGCGGCAGCGCATGCTGGCTGAAGCGTTGCTGGCGCAGTCGCAACAGCCGATCAATCCCAACCGCATGTCCGGCCGGTTCATGTCCGCCATCTCGCCGCTCGAGGGGCTGGCCAAGATGGTGCAGGCCGGCGTCGGTGCGTACAGCATGCGCAAGGCCGACGACCGGATGCAGGAGATGAGCGACCAGCGCCGTCAAGCACTGGTGCGGGCGCTGCGCGGGGAGGCCGCGCCGGGGTCGGTACCTGCCGAGCAGTTCAGCGATGACGCGGAGATGGCGCGTATGCCGGGGCCGTTCGACTACAGCAAGCCCAAGCCGGCGGCGCTGCGCGACCCGATGACCGAGAGCGTGGTCGGCGTGACTGCGCCTGCGGTGCCGGTGCGTGGACGCCTGCCGCAGGATGCGCCGCCTGCTGCGCCGGACCCGATGGAAGTGTTTCGCAACCGCATCGCCGACCAGTTGGAGGCCGGCAGCATGACGGTGACGCAAGCGCAGGACGCGATGATGCGGCTGGAAGAGATGAAGCTGCAGCGACAGATGAAGCTCGATGAGCCGGTTGCGTTGGCAAAAGGCGGTCGACTGGTGACGCGCACCGGGCAGGTGCTGGCCGAGGGAGCGCCGGAAGACTCTACGGCCACGGCTGGCGGCGTGGTGTACGACAAGCGTACGGGGCGGCCGATTGCCGGCCAGTTCACGCGTCGCGAGGGCAATGAGGAGGTGACGTACAGCATCGGCCCAAACGGTCAGCCGCAAGAGGTTGCTCGAGGCGCGGCGTTCAACCCCAATCCGTTGGTGCAGCTGGGCGCCGATCTGGTGCCTGTCGCCGATCAGAACAGCCCGACCGGCGTCAAGTACGTGCGCAAGGTCGAGGCGGCAGGCATGGCCGCACCGCCCAGCGGCAGCAACAAGCCCACCAACGAGGAGCGGCTGGCCAAGGGCTTCTTCGACCGGATGACCAACGCCGAGCGTGTCGTGGAGCAGGTTGGGGCTGCGGGCTTTCCGACGGTTGCCACCGAAACCGCAGGGGCGCTGCCGTTGGTCGGCGATTACGCACGCCGCAAGACGCAGTCGCCAGCGCAACAGAAATTCCGGCAGGCGCAGGAGGACTGGGTTCGCGCCAAACTGCGCAAGGAATCGGGGGCCGCCATCGGCGTCAAGGAAATGGACGACGAAATCTCGACCTACTTCCCCAAACCGGGTGATGGCCCGGAGGTGATCGAGCAGAAACGTCAGGCGCGATTGATCGCTCAACAAGCCATGCGCGAAGCAGGCGGCGCCGCCTTCACCAATGCTCCAGCACAACCGCCAGGCGCTGCTGCTCAACAACAGCCGCCCGGCGCAGACCAGCCGCTGACGCCGCAGGAAC